AATATATCAAAATATTACATACTATTATCCGACACATTTCATATCGAAAATCAAATAGTGTTAAGGGAGTATAATTCTTTTACAAGAAAACATGACATTGCCGACGCAATATGTATAGGAATATTCTGGTTGAAAAAGAAACACGATAAATATACACATGACAAAAGAGTAGAAAAGGTGAGATCTACAAAAATGACATTTAGAGGGTCTGATATGCATATGAAAGATTGGTTGGAGCAATTTAGATATGTTCCAACCCATCCCAGATACGTTCCTATTTAATAGAAAGTAATGAAATCAAAATGAATTATTTCATTACTTTCTATTAAATTGATTAGATGTGTAATCAGAATCGTTTCTCCTCTCTAATGTCAAGTGATAATTGTTCTAATACATCATGTGAATCCCGTATATATAAGAAATCAAAAACTACACAAGAAAAAATTGCAGTGCCTGAGTCAGGGTTTAGTGTATGTATACATAAAAGCACTCAGAAAAAGTTGAGGAGAAGTGGTGCTATACTTAAAACAGAATACCAGCTTCGTACTGATGCATTTGGAATGCTAGGTAACAGAGAACTGATGTATAAAAATCTTGCGAACACTAAAATGTGTAAATATAGTATACGAGGTGTTAAATGTCCTCGTAAATTTTGTTATTTTGCACATGATAGCAATGAACTGACAATAGTTGATTGTTTCTTTGGAACAAGTTGTAGATATACTAATGATAAGACTAAACCATGCAAATTTTTACATCCTGGTGAGACTTTAAAAGAATACACAGATAGAATTGACCAAATAGCAAGTACATCTAAAGATGATGTTCAAGTTTTATACTCTTGAATTCGTAAAATGAAATTTATCATAAAGTTTATGATAAATTTAAACATGCTGCTGACATACAAAGAACTTGTATCTAACTTTATACATTTATTGCATCCTCTCACCAAACACGATCTTGAACATTTCGATTCTACAGATGTAGACGATTCCGATGCTATGATATCTGATGTGTCTGGATATCTGCAAGGAGAACTATATGAAATTGGATGCACTTTGATAGTTTATCATTACAATGACTTTCCAATGTATAGGGTTATAGGAACTCCGACTAAACTGAAAGATGTATATATGTTTATTCCAAGTGTTATACATCCAAGGGTGCCGATGTATACATATTTAGAATAACATGTTATAAGTTTCCGATATTTTTACTACTAGTAAAAATATCATTTGTAATATATAAATGAACACACAGTCATTAATTTCCATATTATTAACATTAGGATTAATAGCACTTAGTATCGTAAGTCTCATAGGATTGGTATACCTTACAAAATTTTCCTTTAGTTCAAAGAAGTCTAATGTTGACAGATTTACAGTTGAAATGACTGACACGGAAAGACAATTGTCTCAGGTAACTGTTGTACTTGCGTGGATACAAATCTCCATACCATTATTTATTGCGTTGCTAGCAGTTATATATTTTGGCTTAAATATTAATTCTCGTTCTTTGAGCTTACAAATGCCTGTTGTATTCGTATAAGATCATTCACAACATTTTTTGAATTTTTTATCTGACCCACACGGACATTTATCATTTCTGCCTACTTTAACACATACATCGACCCCTCCGTCATATACAGACCCGTCCGTTCCTTCTTTTGTGCGTCTATTCATTACTTCCATAACTTTATTTAAGTCTACACCCAGCGACCTGAAAAAATTTCTCGTTTCTTCTGTTGAAAGTTTTGTAGGGTCTCCTACTGTATTAATTTGATTTATTTGGGATATAGATAATTTCGAAATATCTATTCCAATACTACGTAAAAATCTTTCATATTGAATGATAGTAGGATCTTCGATAGATACCTTAATTTGTTGATCTGTTCCCTGATCTACTTTGTCTTCTTCTGTTCCCTGATCTTTCGAGTTGGTATATTTGATGTCACTTTTTATAGGGGGTGTTGAGGATTCTTCGTTTAAATATTGAAGAGGTTCTTTCATAATGTTAGGATTAATTCCCATTTTAGATAAAAAATTTCGTTCCATTTGTCTTTATTATTAATATCGTGTTTTTAAATCCGTCTGTAAATATCTTATACAATTTTAATGTATAGAATAAATGGATGGGTTTGTTGATGAACTAATGGAGAAAGTATTTACGAAGGGGGAGACAGAATATGCATTCGACGATGAAACACGTCAATTGATGAATAAAATTCGTCAAAAGATTCGAGATTCACCTAGATGCCAAATATCGTCAAGTAACACAGATGATTACTGTAGGAATCTATTTCAACGTATTTCTGTAGAAACTGACGATAGAAAGAAACGTATATTAATAGATCAATATAATCAAATTATAACAGACAAACAACTTATCGAGTCATTATGTGGTTAATTTATAAATTATTTTATTATAATTTATATTCAAACGTGACTATTCTTCTTGATACAACCAAGTATAAAAAGTTTTTTCTGCCTCCACATCTGCATGATGCATATATGATATATTATTAAGTTCTCTGTAATCATATCCGTTCATATAATGTTCAATTACATCCTTAGCTCTAGAACGCATATGCCGTGGCGTCTTAGTTAGTTTCCAACAAACAGAACAATTACCAGTGTCGCAGTTATTCTCCTCTTTGATTAATTTTTCTTTACGTCCGTTCTCCTTAACAAAATAAAAATGGTTGCATCTGCGATGGTGAGCTTTAACTGAACCAATTCGCATTGATTTATGAACTCTTGTTCGCATATTTTCTAATTCTGCCTGACTGTACGGTCTGTTAACCGGTGTATAATCTTTTTCGAGAACGCTTATAGTTGTCATTTTATATATGTATTTTAATGTTTAAATTTGAATTAATTGTGATATATGTTCGATAAGAAACAGTAGACTTCGATGTAACTTATTAAAATAATTTAAACATCGTAACATGTAATAGTGAATAATGATTACATGTTACAATGATACCATTCCTAAGAATCAAGATCATAATGTATATTATATAGCTCAAAGACACTATTTTTCACAATTGTTCGATGAATCAATAATATATTATAAAAGATTCATAAATCTTTACGACGAGTCATCCACTTGTATTGATTCTAGTACTCGAGTAAAACTTATAGACTCTTATATCAAAATCGGAAAATATTATAGCGCTAAGAATAATTTACACAAAGCTTTCAAATATATATGGACTGCTTATGAATATGGAGATACTATAGACCCTTTGTTGGTAATGGCAGAACAATACATACACAAAAGAAGACATCCAGAAGCATATTATATGTTGAAGTCCGCGTATTCGTCTATCAAGTACTGTAAAGATAAATCAGACATTAGGAAACAGGAGCATGTCACGTTTCAATATAATGTATTAATGAGTAGATCAACTGAATCATTATATAAGTATGAAGAATGTTATAACTCTTGTCAGGATGCGTTAAAATTTTTATATAATAATCCTTTATGTAATTTAAATAGACATAACACTATTGGCGTAGATGTTATTAACCGTCCAGAATTAACAGCGGAGCTAGTTTATAGACATGATAATAACCGTAAGATTATGTTCAAAGAGTCATATCGCGAATATTCTTCTAAACAAGTTATACTTTTTTATTGTGAACCATATAATTATATAAAAAAATGGAATGGATTTTCTATACGAAACTCCATGTTGGAAGATAGTCAAATATCTATAATTCTTCTGGCCGAGGAATTGCAAAGACATCATTATAAAGTAATAGTCTGTTGTGACACAGAAGAAAGAGTATATTGCAATGATGTTGAATATATTCGTATATCTGACTACGATTATATGTTAAAACATTATATATTAGATCATTTAGTTTTATCTAGGTATTCAAACTTTTTAAAATGTCGTCCAAATGTTAAGAATATATATTTATGGTACCATACTTTTACTCCTGATAATATTTATATAGATATGGATGAATCTAAACTAAAAAATATAATAGTAATGTCAGAATATCATAGAACACGAGTATTAGATAACATTCCATTAAATTTTCATCCATTAACTATGAATATCAATTACTCTATTATTCAGAGACAGTCAAAGACAGATCTTTCTTGTAAAATACCGTTAAGGTTTATATATTTAATGTATCCTAATCAATATGCAGACAAACTAATAGAACTATTCATAAAAATTCGTAATATATATCATAAAGCAACAATAGATATATTCTTGATGGTTGATAGCCCAGATTTGCACTCAAAGATAGCAAAGTTTCTACCTCAAGGAATATATGTTCACTCCGAATCAAACAGACAAAAGATAACTGAAAAAATGATATGTTCAGACTATTGGATATATTCTTCATGTGGTAAAGTCGAACGAGCTTATTGTTTATATGCACTGGAAGCTCAAGCATCCGGATGTATTTGTATATATCCAGCTATTGGATCTCTCCCAGAGATTATTGCGAATCGTGGAGTAAAGATTGATAGTAGCGACGACGAGGAAATAATTAGTTCATTGTGTTTCCTTGAAGAAAATATTTATATGAAAGACGATTTAAGACACGATTCTTTAAATTGGGCATTATCACAAACATATAAACATCGTGTATTGGATTGGATTAGTATGTTTGATTCAGTTGAGAAAGACTTAAACATATACATATGATTATTATAATAATGTCTTCCAAATTTTTTACAAAAATAAAATATGGATTCAATGTTGGTATGGGTGCAGGTATTGGATTTAAAATAGGGACAAACTTAATTACCCTCTTAGAAAAGATATATTATGATATACATGATAACGTTTCAGACACGCCCCCGCCTCCACCCCCGCAGTCTCCTACTATAATACAACTCAGGAATATGTATAAAATTGACAGAATGAGATAGTAAATTAGATTTTATGATATTGTTATCATAAAATTATTTTCTGGTCGCTATAAATTGTGTTATTTTAGGATTCTTAGTATGATTTGTATTTTTACTATTTTTATATAAGGGTGTTTGAGTATTCCTACCTATAACATTTTCATTCCTACCTATAACATTTTCATTCCTACCTATAACATTTTCATTCCTACCTATAACATTTTCATTATTAACTCTGTTACATGAGTCTGATTTCATTTTTTCCCTTATTTCATTCTCTATTTCTTTACGTATTCTATCACGAGTAGTTTGATCTCTACGCTTCATAGGTCTAAGTATAGACATTACCATTTTTTTCCTGTTTTTATTTTGTGAAGATGTGCTTACATCTTCACTCAGTATTTGTAACATTCTAATCATTTGATCCTTTATTTCAGGAGCAATTTCTTCAGATATCTCTGAAAGTCCTCCAGTTGATTGTCCTTTTTCTGATATATTGTCTGTATACTCTTGTCCAGATGCAGGATAAGTTTGTAATAATTTTATAAGTTTTATTGTAAAATCTTGTTGTTTTTGTAGATCGTCTTTTGACTCCCGTTCCAAGGTTAATCCTCTTCCAGTACATTTGCACTTTCTTATACCCTTAATAAATATAGCTATCGATGATACTATCCCAAGTACTAGTCCTCCTATACTGATTACATCCATTTATTACAAACAAAATAATATCTTTTATTATCTTTGATATCCAATAAGACATGCTCTGAAAAATTTTCTTTTGGGATTTTTCATTACTTCGTCCATATCAATTAATGGCTCCTCATCGACAGATGAACTATTTATATTTTGTTTAACATACTCTTCTTCTGTAATTGTTTGAAAGTCGTTTTCAAACGTAGTTCTATTAGTTTCATTCCCGTTTCTATCTATGTATTTTATTTGATATTCGTACGATGTAATAAACTCTCCTTCGTTATTTTTTAATGGTTGATATACCGGACCATCTCGATTAAAGTCTACAGGTTGACGTAATACTTTTATCTCAGGACAGAAATCGCAATCCTGCATAGTTTTAGCCCACGTAAAATTATATTGTATATTCGATGGTAGCTGTTTCATACCATAACCAGGTACATCCGAGCTCGTGATAAAATCACCGTTCTTGAATGATCCGTTTATATCTGTTACCCACATACTTGATAGTCCGTTCGTGGAAACTATAACACGATTAACCCCGTCTTCTTGTCCGTATACAGTCTTAAACACTCCATGATCGTATTCACGTGAAAAGTTTTCACAACCAGATATAACTCCTACCAAACTAGGATCTTCTTTTTTTTTACATAATTGTATTGTAGGTATAGATTGATCTATAGTAGGGGATTGTGTAAAATCAAAATTATAATATGTATTAGTATTAGATACCAACATTCCTATACATTCACTAATATCAAGAGGATCAGTAATAAAAAACCTATCGTGATTTATTTTTTTTGGAAGATTTGAGTGACATGATATTTTTGCCTGTATGGTACAATCTTTTTTAAATAATAGATCTCCGTCTGATCCAATCTCAAAACTCCAATCACCAATCTTTAATGGGTTATCGTTTAAAGACAATGTACCATTCATAATCTCTAACCCTTTTAAATGATATGTCTTCATATTCCATGAAGTCATTATATATTTATATATACAAAAACAATATACAAAAACAATATACAAATATAAATTTATTACCTATTACCTATTACAGAAATTGTACCAGTGGTTCCTTTATATTTAAGTATACCGTTATCCATGTATACAGTACCATACAATGATGTTTGATCGCTATTAAACTGGCTGGGGGTTTGTCGAAGAATTACTGCGTCTACTTCTATAATAGAAGGTAATCTTGCTACGGGTTCGTATATCCTGAAATTACTCATTTATTATACAATTTTTTGTATAATAAATATAATATTAACTCATCGATTGTTTAATTTCCCATTCATTGTTTTCTAGTTTTTCTATCAATAACTCACTTTCTTCAATACGTATTCTCCATCCACCATTTTGTGTTTTATCCCCAAGGTAAATCTCTCCGTTATCAAACTCTTCTCTGGTTTCTGTTTTTACGTTGTCATTTAAAATATTACCAGTTACAATAAGATCTCCTGTAATGATAGTTTTACCTCCGACATTAAGATCTTTGGTTACGGTGACATTGTTACTGGCATTTAAGTCTTTTGTTGTTACCTTGGAGGAATCTA